TTTTGATAGGTTGTTTAACCCATTATCCGTATTTACAAAACTTAATAGTTCAGGCATCAAGGTATGGACAAAAGAAGATGGCGCAGTTGCTAAAAAGAAACTTATGGAGATTATTACATATAAGGCTAATAAAATGGACATCATAAGCGCAAAGCAGTACCGAGACGAATGGACTGAAAGTTGGCTAAAGAACCAGGCTCGAGCAGTTGCCGTAGCTTTATTTTTTGAGGAACAAATAAAATTTGGTAAAGTTTCATTTTCTTAATATAGTTTTGTAATATGACCGCAAACGAATTAACCAAAGAAGCAATCAAGACCCTAAATAAAAACGGGTGCTTTGTATGGCGCAATAACAATCTTGCGGTTAGGGGTCGCACTTTTATAGGACTTAAAGGAGTTCCAGATGTAGTTGGCTTTCACACACAAACAGGAGTAGCGGTTTATTGCGAAACCAAAGCCATAGGAGATAAACTTAGCAGTTATCAAATAGCGTTCTTAAACTTAGCAAAGACGGCAAATTGTTTCTGCTACATAGCAACCGAAGACAACGGCAAACTAACCTTAAAAGAATATGAACAAGAATAGCATCATATTAGAACTTTGGGAGAGCCGAGAACTTAAGGAAGCAATAGACAAGATGCAGCCTGAAGATTTACGAGACGATTTAAGAAGCGAGTTATTTAAGGTGTTATGTGAAATGGAAGAAGAGCGTTTAATTGATATGCGCACCCGTAACGTATTAAAGTTCTACTTAGTAAGGACAATGATTAATATGATGCAAAGTAATACAAGCCAATTTTATAGGACATACCGCAAACCTTTAGAAGTAGAATTAATAGTACACGATAGGGACGAGGACTTACTTAATAAAGTAGAAGACGAGTTATCTAAAATGCATTGGTACAAAGCTGAACTTTTACGAGTGTATGCAATCAAGCATAACTGCAACGCTAAAGAACTTAGCAGGGTAACAGGTATTCCGTATATGTCAATCCATAGGGAACTTAAATTAACTAAACGAGAACTTAAAAAACAATTACGCAAATGATAATTATAGCAGCGATATGCTTTGCAATATTCTTTATAGAGATACACCAATTTCATAGAAAATGGTATTTAGATTTTAAGCCTTTTAGTTGCACAAGTTGTTTAGCAGCTTGGACAGGTTTGATTTTATATTTACTACCTGCAATATGTACAGATATTATTGCGTTTGTATTTATTCCGGGAGTGTTAGCACCTTTACTTTCAAAACTTATGTGGAACTTATGGAAATAGAACACCGCAACTTTTTAGATGACCACGTTGGAAATTGGCATACAGTCCAAAATGGCTATGTGCGTAACATTGACTTAGACATCTTAAAAATGTACGAGCATATTTATCGCAAGTATATGAGTGCAGATTTTATCTTAACAGTATGGTGCGGTAATTGTATCTTTGATATGATTAAACGATTATACACTTGGTACGAAGAGCAACCTAAACCTAAAAATAAAAAAAAGAATGGCTAACTTTATCCACCCTACCGCTATCATTGGCGATAACGTAATTATCGGAGATGGAAACTACATTGGTGCTTATTGTATTATAGGCGACAAAGCCGAGCATAAAAAGTTCTGGCAAAAAGAAAAAGGGAAAGTATACATTGGAGATAACAATATTATCACAGGACTTGTAACAATAGACGCAGGTACGGAGATTGACACCTTCATTGGAAATAATTGTTTCATAATGAAACACGCACACATCGGACACGATTGTACAATCTTAGACAATGTTACTATAAGCTGCGGAGCAAAAATAGGTGGGCACTCTATTGTAGACAATGGTGCTAATATAGGACTTAATGCAGTTCTACACCAATTTGCAAACGTAGGAGAAAATTGTATGATAGGAGCAAGTGCTTTTGTTAAAGGAGATGCAAAACCAAATACTAAATACGCAGGAGTTCCGGCAAGGGAAATCGGCTCAAACATAAGATAATGAAAGTAGCTATTTTATTACTTGCACAAAACAGACACGATTTAACGCAGCGTGTAATTAACCAAAACTTTTACAATAGCGGTTACAATGCGGACTGCTTCTTAATAGATAACGGAAGCGATACGCACGAAACATTCAATTACCCGTTTGCAGGTTATGACTTATCTAAAGAAAAACGAGGCATAGCTTCAGGAGTAAATGCAGGACTTAGGCTTACTACTAATTACGATGCGGTTTGTTTATTAGCCAATGATATATTACTTCCTGAGAATTGGTTGTCAAATTGGGTTATGTTTTCTCAACGTGTGCCAAAAAGTGGCATTATTGGAATACATTGCGTAGAAGCGTTACCGCCATTAGAAGACGGCATACATAAAATACATACACCATTTGGCGATAACTTTATTACTCGTGAACTCATTAATGCAATAGGTGGTTACAATACCGAGTATGACCCATATGGTATGCAAGATAGTGATTATGCAACAAGGTCTTTGATTGCAGGGTTTACTAACTATTACGTTCCAGATATGAGGTCGGAGCATATAGGACACGATGTAGGTAACGGTACGGAGTATCGTAGAATGAAGGACGAAAGCTTGGCAAAGGGAAAACAAATATGGGATAAAAACCAAGACAGATATTACAACCAAAAAGATATAAGATGCGAATACTTTGTATAATAAATAGTTTAAACTTATGAAGTATTCGTCAAGCTTTACTCACGATTTAAATTTTGGCGAACTTGCAGAAGATTGGGTAAAAAATATATTTTCTAATGGTAGCAAAGTAGAAGTTAAATGTGATACTAAAGCGCATATTACAGGTAATATATTTATAGAATTTCAGTCAAGGGGAAAGCCATCTGGTATAGCAACTACCGATGCTGATTATTGGGTATATAAAATAAATGAGATTAATTTTGCTATCATATTTGATGTAATAAGATTAAAAGAAAAATTAAGATATTATTACAAAAATAATATGTATATAAAAAATGGTGGAGATAATAATACTTCTAAAGGTTTTTTAATCCCAATAACAGAATTATTAAAAAAATAAAATGAAAATACTTTGTATAACTTCAGCTAATAGCGGAGTTGGGTATCATAGAATTATGATGCCTATAGTTAATATGGAAAAAGAGTACGCACTTATTACCGATGTACTTAATGACGAGTTATTAGAGCAAGGTTGGGATATTGTCTTAATGAATAGAATGCTTAATGAGATTGATGCAAAGCAAATGGACATTTGGCGCACTAAGTACGGCTTTAAGTTAGTAGTCGATAACGACGACCATTGGGAACTTAGCGAAAGCCATTTGTTATATTGGAGATACAAGTATAATAACATACCTAAACAAATTACCGATTACTTAAAGATAGCTGACCTTTGCACTTGCACACACGAAAGGTTAGCAGCCGAGATAAGCTCTTACAATAAGAACGTTCACATTTTACCAAACGCTTTACCATATGGGCAAGAGCAGTTTATGGATAACAAGATTGAAGATTACAAGGTTAGATTGTTTTGGTCAGGTAGCGGAACGCACGAAAGGGATATTGAAATACTAAGGCAGCCTTTTAAAAGGCTACAAGGTATGAATATTAGAACTGTTATAGCAGGTTACAATGACGGGGAGAAACCTATTTGGGATAAAATGATTGATGCCTTCACTTGCGGACTAAAGCTAAACCCTACTATCTACAACTATGCAAAAGTTACGGAATATATGGGTGCTTATACGGACTCGGATATTTCAGTTATCCCATTGGTTGACAATAAGTTTAACGCTATGAAGTCCAATCTAAAAGTATTAGAAACGGCTACTAAAAAGAACCCTGCTATAGTTAGCCACGTCAATCCTTACCTTGATATGCCGGTACACTACGTTAAAAACCAGAAGGATTGGTATAAACATATAAGAGATTTAGTAAGCGATGCGGATATGCGAAAGGAAAGCGGACAAAAGTTGTTTGAGTTCTGCCAAAAGAAATATAACTTTGACGAGATAAATTTAGACAGAAAGTATATTTACAATAAACTAATTTCTTATAGTTAAATTTTTAATTATTAATCAACGGAAAATTTAATGGGGAAGCTATGAGAAAACACACACAAATATATTTGCAGGGAATGGGGTATAAAAAAACGGACTTCATTCCTTGCGAAGTGTGTGGCTCACAAGCGGTAGATGTGCATCATATTGAGGCGAGGGGAATGGGTGGGAGCAAAGACAAAGACACGATAGAAAACCTAATGGGATTATGCAGGAAGTGTCATATAGATTTTGGGGATAAGAAACAATATAAAGAGTTTTTAATAAATATACATAAACAAAATTACCGATGCTATTAACTGAGCAAGAGTTTCTGGAATACGAACTTAACCACGGAATAGGTATGCACAACGACTTTTTTAAGGATTTGGCACGGAATACTGTTGCACAGATTAAAGACCTGCCTATTAAGTCCGTATTAGATTACGGAGCAGGTACGGGAGTTTATAGCAATGCGTACTTTCAAGCAGGTTATCACATTGTTGCCTTTGAAATATTTAAGTCGCATCAAGATTATATGAAGCAGAATGTAGCTTATGTAGAAATAGTAGACAAGCCTATTACTACAGACCTACTTAACTTTATTGAGACGGCAGAGCATATGACTGACAAAGAACTTGATTATTTGTTCAGTAAGATAGAACCTAATTACATTTTGTTTAGTAGCACATCGCAAAGAGTACCAGGCTTTGACGAACAATGGGGACACATAAACATCAAAGAACAAAACGAATGGGATAGTTATTTTAAAACAAAAGGATATAGTAAAATAAAAGATTTACCACAACCGACAACTTGGAGCAAATTATATGGCAAAGATTAAAGAAAACAATAACAAAGTTAGCTTTGGAAAACGCAAAAGAGGTTCTGCAAAGAAGTCCTTTAATAAGCATACGCCAAGAGAAAAAGCTTATAGAGGACAAGGCAGATGAGAAAGTTAAACGCTATATGGCTACTCCTTACGCACAAAGCTTACTTCGTAGCAGTATGTAAGACGGGTAAAAACGGAGATGATATGACCACGATAGGACATTATACCTATGCTATGGCAGAAACTTTAATTAACAAACATATAGCAGACGTAGACACTTACCTTGACCAAGAAGACGCAATAGACGAAGCAAACGATATAATAAACGGCATACTATGATACAAAACGTACCAATCAACACAGTAAAAGCAAACCCGAACAACCCCAGGATAATTAAAGACGATAAGTTTGCAAAGCTCGTAAAGTCAATTAACGAGTTCCCACAGATGCTAAACCTTAGACCTATTGTTGTTAATGACGATATGGTTGTGCTTGGTGGCAATATGCGACTTAAGGCTTGTAAGGAAGCAGGACTAAAAGAGATACCTATCATTAAAGCAAGTGAACTAACCGAGCAGCAACAAAAGGAATTTATAGTTAAAGACAACGTAGGCTATGGCGAGTGGGACTGGAGCGACCTTGCAAATAATTGGGATAGCGACCAATTAGAAGAGTGGGGGTTAGATATACCTGGCTTTTCTGATGTAGAAGATTTAGGCGAAAACTTTAGCTTACCAGACGGGGATAAAGCACCATTCCAACAAATGACTTTTACATTGGCAGACGAACAGGCTACACAAATAAAGAACGCAATAGACGAAATAAAAGGTACTGAGGAATACAAGTACGTAGAAACAATGGGCAACGAAAACTCAAACGGAAACGCTTTATATTTAATCATAATGGAATGGGCAGAGCAAAAGAAATAATAGTAAAGGTTATACCTGCAAAGATTGCTAATGAGTTTGTTAAGCAAAACCATTATAGCGGTAAGGTAGTGCCTAATA